CATGACTGGTGCCGGGTGTGCGTGTTCCGGCCAGACGGTGCAGTGCTGAACTGGCAATTCCTGTTGCAGATCATGTTCGCGGATCAGCCGGACGGCAAGATCGCCGCGCAGATACATGCGACAATGTATGACGACGAAGGGCGATATGCGGCCATTGCCTTCGGCCCGTTCTATGATAACGTGACCTTGTATCAAGCATGGGACCGCATCACTGCCGATCCGGCAGACGTGGGGCGGAACCTTCACCAACTGGTCACGACAGCAAAGGAACAGGACGAAGATGAAGATGATACTGCCACCTGACGCCAGCCGCGTTCAGCTGTTTGACGATCACGGCAACAACATCACGCACCTGTTCAAGATCGCGTCCATCACAGTGCAGCCAATCAACGCAACCAATCCGCGCACCATCGTCAACCTTGCACTGACCAACGTGGAAGTGGAACTTGAACTGGTGAAGGATCACGCGGTGGTGTACGATCAGGACGCATACTTGGCGCACGAAAAGCGCATGGCGATGGATCAGAAAGCCGACTGGCAAGCCCTGACCAACGCTAAACCTTCATAGGAGACACGACGATGGACTTCACTGATGGCATTTGGTTCGCACTGGTCGCAGTCGGCCTGACCTACTGGATGGTGCGCAGGTATATGCGCTATGGCTTCCTGCCACATGAAGGATGGAAGGGACATGGTGCCGCATGGTGGTGAACTGTCCGATCTGGACAAGCTGATCAGCCTGTGTGTCATGGGTGTGATCGTTTGCGCCATGTACATCATGGCCACTGATACAGGAGACTGGGAACTATGAAGACGCACATGCTTCTGCGCACCAACGAAGGCGGCCAGTGGAAGACCGTGACGGGTGCCATCGCTGACGGCTGGGCAACCTACGACAACGTGGACGACTGCCTGACGTGGCAGAACCGGCTGTCGGATCGCAAGCTGCTGAACCATGACGTGGCGCAGGTGATCTGTGTGCCGGAAGACAAGCTGGCCGCGTTCACCGAAGCTGAAGCCAAGGGTGCCAGCACACAACAGCTGGTTGCTACCAGCCCGGCGAATGGCTTCGACCTGTGGCCCGAAGGCGCGATGCTTCTGGGCATCGGTGCGGTGATCCTGTTCGGGATCGGCGTTCTGCGGGCAGTGGCCAACAGGCGCTGGCTGTGACATGCTTCCCTTCTTGCCACCAGAACCGCCGGACTGGCCAGTCACGGCCATCATCCTGCTGGTGATTGTGGCAGGGATCGGAATGCAACTGGCCTACCACTGGCCGAAGTAGGAGTGATCACGATGCCTAACCTGTTCGGAATCGACATTGCAGCGCAGGTGGCAGCGGCCTTCAGCGGACAGCTGGTGCCGGGCACCATCACCCGGACGGCATACGGCAGCCGCACACCGGGCAGCCTGACGGCTGGCGGCGCACAGACCACCACCACCGTGACCTTCGAAGGGATCAAGGATGGCGTGGCGAAGAAGTACCGCGACGAAGACACCACGATCCGTGTGGGTGACGTGGCGATCCTGATGCTGGCTGGATCGTTCAGCACTGCGGGCTTCATTCCCCAGAACGACGATCAGGTGACAATAGAGGGCGACACCTACAAGATCATGCGCACGCTGGAACGCGACCCGGCGGCGGCCACATATCTGGTGCTGGGCAGGAAGTAATGGCCACCACTGAAAAGCTGATCGAAGACCTGCTGAACAAGATGGAACCGGCGCTGGCTGCTGCCTTTCGGGCGACCATCCAGCGGATGCGTGCCGACATCAACCTGACCTTGCTTGCCCAGCTGCTGGGTGCCGGGCGCATTGACGAAGCACTGTCTGGTGTCCTGTCCGGGTTCGACAGCTTCGCGGACACGGCCAACGGTGCCTTCATCAACAGCGGGCAGGCCACGGCAACCTTCATGGCCCAGCAGATTGGCGTCACCGTCAGCTTCGACATCGTGAACCAGAGGGCGGTGGACCAGATGCAGTCAAACAAGCTGCGGCTGATCCGCGAGTTCACGCAGGAACAACGGGACGTGCTGCGCAACCGGATGACAGAAGGCATACGTGATGGCGTGAACCCACGGCAGCAAGCCGTCACGTTCCGCAACAGTGTCGGCCTGACAGAACGGCAGGCGGCGGCTGTCAGCAACTACCGCCGGATGCTGGAAGAACTGGACACCGAAGCCCTGAACCGCAAGCTGCGGGACGCACGCTTCGACCGCACGCTGCTGAACGCGGTGCGTGACGGCAAGGCGCTGGATCAGGCGACCATCGACAGAATGGTCGAACGCTACGGCGAACGGTATGTGAAATACCGCAGCGAAGTGATCGGGCGCACCGAAGCCCTGCGATCTGTCCACATGGGAACGCAGGAAGCCTTTCAGCAGGCTGTGCAGAACGGCACGCTGGACCCGACCGACTTGGTGCAGGAGTGGCACAGCGCGAAGGACAGCCGCGTGCGCGACAGCCATAGGACCATGAACGGGCAGAAGCGACCCTTCGGTCTTCCCTTTACATCGGGCGACGGGAACGCCTTAATGTTCCCCGGCGATCCGTCAGCACCAGCTGCGGAAACTGTCCAATGCAGGTGCAGTGTCAGCACAAGGATCAAATCGCTGTGACAGACAAGGACGAAGTGTGGTTGATCGAACAACTGGACAGCAGCTGGGAATCACCCATGTTTGCGTCCATGGATCACTGTTCCCCGACACACACCGATCCCGTCCGGTGGACGCAGTTCTACAGCAAGGCGGTGTGGTTCGCCCGGCGCGAAGACGCGGACAACTTCGCCCGCGTGATGCTGCCGGGCACTGGCGTCCGCATCTGCGCACACATCCGGCTGAACGATGCGTTAACCATGCCGCACACAATCTATCGCGCCGGGAAGGTGTAGCTGCTAAGGTCTTCTCCGTCGAACAGGAGAACTGACCAATGACCAAGCGTAACGACTTCTCAACCGCCTATATCTTTGACGAAGCCACCAGCGATGAAGGCATGCTGAAGGCTGATGCCGCTTCGTTCCACGCATTCAACCCGAACGGTGTAACGGAACTTCTGCCGGACAGCGAAGACTTCAGTCACAAGGGCATCTTCCTGTCTGGGCTTTGCCTGCTGTACAGCCGTCACGAAAACTGCCACGCCCGCCGTCTGCGCGATTATGCCATGCGCCGCAAGGCGTTCACGTGGGCTGACTTGCGTTACTGCGTGAACGGGATCAAGCGGGATGCAGAACGTGCCAAGTCGGCAATGGCCGAAATGAAGGAAGCCCACGACAAGAAGGAAGGGGAAGCAGCATGATCCACGTCTATGAATATGATGGAGAATTGGCGCGGCGGCGCTGGTCCTTCAGCCAGTCCGGCGCACTGTATGGCAACACCCAGTTGGTGCTGAAGGAATACGCGGAAGAAACCCGTGAAAGCAAATCCAAGCGCAGGTGGCGCGACAACAAGTGGGACAGTTTTGACGAACGTCACTACCACAGCAAGCTGCCGCGTCCGACCGAAGTTCCAGACTGGGTGATGCGTGACGCCATCAGGCAGCTGCCGGTGGATGTGTTCATCGGCTGGACCAACATGGAATCGAAGTTGAAGACGTTCAAGATCAGCGCCGTCTAAGGACAGGCGCATCGTTCCGGGCACTTTGGTCAGTTCACCCGGAACACAGAAGCAGGCCACTGGAAACGGTGGCCTGCTTTTTTTTTGTGTTGGTCGATCCGTTAACCCGTGCTAATGATCGTGGTTAATCCCGAATTGATCGCAGGATGACCATGACCGAATTCCACACCCAGTCCGAAGTGTCCGTCGCCAAGGTGGATGAAACCCTTGGCCTTGTGTTCGGCTTCGCTGTTGTCTGCAAGGTGGATGGCAAGGACTACTACGACAGCCAGAACGACCACATTCCTGAAGACGCGATGCTGAAGGCAGCGTCCGAATTCATGGAGAACAGCCGGGTGGCCAAGGACATGCACCAAGGCGACCAGATCGGCAACGTGGTCTTCGCCTTTCCGCTGACCGGCGATGTGGCCAAGGCACTGGGGATCGTTACCAAGCAAACTGGCCTTTTGATAGGCATGAAGCCCGGCCCGGCGATCTTGGAGAAGTATAAGTCCGGCGAGTACACCGGCTTCAGCATCGGTGGCCGCCGTGTCGAAGATCAGGAAGTGGAGTTCTAAGCCATGCCCAAGCAGACGAAGCGGATCATGCGTGCGTTCAAGCTGGACGAAATCAGCGCCGTGACCGTGCCTGCACAGGGCGCGGCCACCATGGCGATCATGAAGCGTGCCAAACCCGTGCAGAAGCTGGCCATGCTTCTGACGGACGTGGACGGGCACAGCCACCTGATCTACGACATCGAAGAAATGGCTGGCACGACCAGCTGGTCTGTCGATTCGAACGGTGCCGACCATAACCATCCGTGGATGAAGGATATGGAAGGCAACATCATCGTGGGTGCTGCCGCTGGGCACACGCACAAAATCGTCAAGAAAGTCCTTGCGGCTGTTTCGGTTAACGAATATGGTAAATCCTCATTTACCATAATCGACGCCGAAGTGGCTGACGTGGACACCACACAGGAGACTGAAACCATGACCACCAAGACTGTGGAAGCCCAGCTGGAAGAAGCACAGGCTGAACTTGCCAAGGCTGCCGAAACCAAGGCTGCACTGGAAGCCCGGATCGCCAAGGCTGAATCCATCGCTTCCCTGACGGATGTGGAGAAGGCGCACTTCGACACGCTGGCCGACGCCGACAAGGATGCGTTCCTTGCCAAGTCCGTCGCTGACCGTTCCAAGGACATCGCCAAGGCAGCTGACGCCGATGCCGTTGTCTACACCGCCCGCGACGGTTCGGAGTTCCGCAAGTCGGATGACCCGCGCCTGATCGCCATGGCGAAGAAGATGGACGCTGACGCAGAAGAACTGGCCAAGGCCAAGGCTGACGCCGAAGACGCTGCGTTCACCAAGGCAGCCGAAGGCGACTATGCCGGTCTGCCGGGTGAAGTCGCCCACCGCGTGGCACTTCTGAAGGCAGTCGCTGGCATCGAAGACGAAGCCACCCGCACCGCCGTCGAAACCATGCTGAAGGCACAGGCTTCTGCGCTGGAAAAGGCCACCACCACCATCGGCACTTCGGCCACCAGGCCGACCGCTGAAAGTGGCCCGGCTGTGTCCAAGGCTGACGCAAACGCCCGTCTGGAAAAGATGGCCGCCGACTACGCCGAAGAACACAAGATCACCAAGGAAAAGGCCATGGGCTTCGTCCTTGATACCGAAGAAGGTGCACGGCTTTACGAAGCCGTGGCCTGCTAAACCAAACCGCCAGTAGGAGACAAGACCCATGGCTACCCAGAATCAAGTCCAGTCGATCACCCTTCCGGCGGCTGGCGACCTTTCCGCGAAGCAGTTCCGCTTCGTGAACGTCAACAGTTCCGGGCAGGCTGCTGCTGTCGCTTCCGCAGGCGGCGCTGGCATCGGTGTGCTTCAGAACAAGCCTGACGCGGCTGGCAAGGCGGCTACCGTCGCCCACGCTGGCGTGGTCAAGGTGGTTGCCGGTGGTTCGATTACCGCTGGCGCAAACGTCCAGTCCGACGCCAACGGTGAAGCCATCACGGCTGCTTCCGGTGACGTGGTTCTGGGTGTCGCACTGGCAGGCGCAGCTGACGGGGATTTGGTCCCGGTCCTGCTGGTCAGCAAGCACATTCTGGCCTAATTCGGCTGATCAGATAGGAGACAACGACAATGCAGCCCACACCCGGTGACGTTCATGTCAACAGCCCGTTGACGAACATTTCAATCGCTTACCTTCAGGACGCATCCAGCTTCGTTGCTGACCGTGTGTTCCCGAACATCCCTGTGTCGAAGCAGTCGGATCGGTACTACACCTACGACCGCAGCTTCTTCAACCGGGATGAAATGGAAGAACGTGCACCCGGCACGGAGTCGGCTGGTTCCGGTTACGAACTGGACAACACGCCGACCTACTTCGCGCCGGTCTACGCCTTCCACCACGACATCCCTGATCAGGTCCGCAACAACACCGACATGCAGGTGAACCCGGACCGCGATGCCACCAACCTTGTCACGCACAAGGCGCTGATCAAGCGCGAAAAGCTGTTCGTGTCCAAGTACTTTGGCGGCGGCATCTGGACCAACGACTGGGACGGCGTTGCGTCTTCCCCGACTGGTTCGCAGGTGCTTCAGTGGAACGATGCTTCGTCCATCCCGATTGAAAACATCCGGGCAGCGAAGCGCACCGTTCTGGAATCGACCGGCTTCAAGCCGAACACCCTTGTGCTGGGCGCAGCCGTCGCGGACGCCCTGTATGATCACCCGGACATCGTGGACCGTATCAAGTACGGCCAGACGCCCGGTGGCCCGGCTGATGTGACCACGGCAGATCTTGCCCGTCTGTTCAAGGTGGACCGCGTGTTCGTCATGGAAAGCATCGAAAACACCGCGAAGGAAGGCCAGACGGCTGCACATTCCTTCATCGGTGGCAAGAAGGCGCTGCTGTGCTACGCCGCACCGTCGCCCGGCCTGATGGTTCCGACTGCTGGTTACACCTTCAGCTGGACTGGCCATATGGGTGCAGGTGCCATGGGTGGCCGCATCAAGAAGTTCCGCATCGAAAAGGAAGCATCTGATCGTGTGGAAATCGAAATGGCCTTCGACCAGAAGCTGGTGTCTGCCGACCTTGGCTTCTTCTGGGACACCATCGTCGCCTAATCGGTGACGATGATTACCTGATCAGCTACGCGCCGGGCTTGGGCAACACCCTTGCCCGGCGCTTTTGCATCAACCCCGACAGGAGACAATGACATGGCGAAGAAGCCCAAGACGACCAACCAGGACACAACCCGCGTGGATGTTTGGTGTACAGCGCACAGACGTACGGAGTATGTGGCCAAGAAGAACTTCCGCTTCCAAGGACGACCGTTTGCCATCGGGCAGGAATTCCCGTGGCGCGTCATGTCCTGTTCGTGCCGCCGCGTCCGCCTGCTTGAAGCTGGTGGCTACATCGTGTCTGGCATGGTCTGGGCAGAACGCGGCCATAAAATCCAAGAAACGAAGCGGCTGCCGGATGTGGTCCCGAACGACGAAATGCAGAAGCTGATGGACGAATTCGGCCTGACCGCTGAAGAAGTCGAACAGCTGATGGCGATGTCGGAAGAAGACGTTCAGAACGCTGTCGAAGGTATGCGTGAAGCCAAGGCAGCTGAAGAAGCTGCTGCGGTTGCTGGTGACAGCACCAAGGGTGACGAAGGTGGTGAAGGCAAGACCGAACCGGCAACTTCGCCTGAACCTGTCGGCAACAGCAAGGACGCCACCGGCGGCAAGGATCAGGACAACAAGTAAGGTAAGGTGATGGCCGACGATCACGACCGACAGATCAAGCGTGTCATCGAAATCTTGACGGAAGTCACGGAACGGGTGGTCAAGAAGATCACCTTGGACGTGACTTCCAACCTTATTGCCACCACGCCGGTGGATGTCGGCTGGGCACGCGCCAACTGGGTGCCTGCAATCGGCCAGCCGGTGGATCAGCCAGTGGCTACACGTGAAAGCGTGAACACAGCAGCCCAGCAAGCTGGCATCCTGTCTGTCGCCAGCAGCTACAAGCTGGAAAGGGGACTGGTCTTCGTGTCGAACAATGTGCGCTACATCACCCGCCTGAACGAAGGCAGTTCCAAGC